GAAAAATTGATAGAGGTAACAGATAGAATGGGATTATATCTTTTTGAAGCTCTCTCTCGCCAAGAAGCAGAAACAAAAAAAGAGATATTACAAGTAGTTTTAGAAGATGTCCCTACAAAATATCAAGATAGGTTAGTAGAGTTTTTAAAATAATAAACTGGTGCTTGAGGCTGGTCAAAGGTTACAATTTATCCTTATTCATGGTATCTCGAGCTAAGTGAGGTGAACGACCGATAGAATCCTCAGCCAGTGCTAAATAAAATATGCTTAAAAAGAAGAAAATTAAAGAAGTATCAATAACTAAACTAAGAAAGAAGGCATGGGATCTACAATCAAAGTATATAAGGCAGAAAGAAGGAGGTATATGTTTTACTTGTAAGAAGAGAGACGATTGGAAAAATCAACAAGCAGGACATTTTGTTCACGGACATAATATGGATTTTGTAGAAGAGAATATACATTGTCAATGTCCAAGATGTAATAAATGGTTAAATGGAAATCTTATATTATATGCAATCAATTTAGAGAGAAAGTATGGACCAGGAATAATACAAAAATTAAAGAGAAAAGGTGACAAGATAAAGAAGTATAAAGTTAGTGAGCTACAAGCTATCATAGATAAAAATAAGAAGTTAATAGAGAAGTATAAAGGTCGAGAGTAATAAATAAAAAAATACATGAAAAAAGAAACAAATACAATAATTATGTTTTATGGGATTACACCCTTGAAGCTATGTAAGCTTCTTGAAGAGTTAGGAGACAATGGGTGGCCCAATCAAGATGAATATTCTGCTGGTTATATCTTAGGGCATACAGGATATGTCTGTGATACTGAAAAGAAGTTTATAAAAGGATATTTAAAACAAGAAAATAAAATAAAATAAATATATGGAAGAATACATAAAGCCAATAACACAAATGGAAACAGAAACAGGACAAAGTCCTAAACCAAAAGATGTTGAAGTAGAACAGGGCATGATGGAATTCCCTGAGGCTATGATAAACATTATTAGAGGTAAAAAGGTTCATAAGTTAGAGTGGGAAGACAAAGACTATTATGGTTTTCTTAATGGAGAGTTTTTATCTATACATAAACCAGACGGAAAGAACTATAAATGGATAGTAAACAAAGGAGACTTAGAAGGCGATGATTACATAGTAGTATAGTATTGACAACCATTAGTCTTGTGTTAAAATAAAGTTAAGTATAACAAAATATAAACAAACTATTTGAAACTATTAATACTATGGCTGCAAAAAAAGGACATAAGAAAATCGGAGGAAGGATAAAGGGAACTAAGAATAAAAAGACTATTGCTAAAGAGAATGCAAGAGGGGTTTTTGAGAAAGCTCATTTAGATAATTGGGAGAGAATATCTAAGGCCCAAGCTGATGATGCTATTAAAGATAGACACGCAAGAGAATATTCAATTAACCAGGTTATAGGTAAACCACAAGATAAAGTTGAAATCACAGGCAAGGTAAAGGTATTAATAGTTGACATATAATGGAAATAGAAAAAGTTAAATTAAGTGATCTAATAAATCCCACAGATAAACAAAGAGAGTTCTTATTAGCAACTGATAATTACAAATATCCTTTTTATGGAGGAGCTAAGGGAGGAGGCAAGAGTTATATTCTACGATGGGGACTAATCAGAAAACTACTTAAATGGTCAAAGCAAGGAATAAACAAAGTTAGAGTAGCTTTATTCTGTGAGAACTATCCTTCTTTAAAAGATAGACAGATTACTAAAATACAAGCAGAGTTCCCTGAATGGTTAGGCACTCTTTCAAATAGTCAAATAGAAGGAATGAGTTTTGTTCTAAGACCAAGATATGGTGGTGGGGTGATAGCATTAAGAAACCTTGACGACCCATCTAAATATGCTTCTTCCGAGTTTGCAATCGCAGCAGTTGATGAGCTAACCAAGAATGAAAGGAAAGTATTTGACCAATTAAGATCAATTGTAAGATGGCCTGGAATAGAAGATACTGGTTTATGGGGAGCATCTAATCCAGGAGACATTGGACATGCGTGGGTTAAGAAATTATGGGTTAATCCAGAACTAACAGAAGAAGACCCAAGAGCAGAAGAATTAAAGTTTGTTCAATCACTACCAACTGACAACCCTCATTTAGCAGAATCTTATTTAGATGAATTAAAGAGATTACCAGAGAAATTAAGAAAAGCATATTGGGAAGGTAATTGGGATGTATTTGAAGGACAATTCTTTATGGAGTTCTTTAAAGACAAGCATGTGGTTGAACCATTTGCTATTCCAGAGAGTTGGTTAAAGTTTAGAAGTATAGATCCTTCGGGCAGAGATGGAATAACCTCTTGTCATTGGTATGCGTTAGATTGGAATAGAAGAGTATTCTGTTATAGAGAACATTATGGAACAGGAAAGGATGCTGACCAACACGCCAGAGAGATAGCAAGACTATCTGTAAACGAACAATATAGATATACAGTGATTGATTCAGCAGCATTTGCAAAATTAGGACTACCTGAAACAATGGCAGAGATATATAATAGATGTGGGGTTAATGGTTTAACAACAGCATCAAAGCAAAGAGTAGTTGGTTGGAACATAGTGCATACTTATCTTAGATGGGATCAGAACACAGACCCAAAACTACAAATCTTTAACACTTGTCCTAATATAATAAGAACTCTACCTGAATTAATGCACGATGATTTACACCCAGAAGATGTTAACACAAAAGGAGAAGACCATGCTGCTGATGAACTAAGATATTTTTTACAGACACTAAGAGAAGGACAAACTCCGAGACCACTAACTATGGTTGAAAGAAGATTAAAAGAAATGAAGAGTAGTGAGGGAGGATTTAATTTAAATTATAGAAAGTAATATGGGGAGGTGGCGGAATAGGTAGACGCAGCGAGTGATACATTAGTCCTCGCTAATCTATGGGAAATCGTATATTCACATAGAATTAAAAGACATTAATGAGTCTTAATAAGAACCTGTCAAGTGCAAATCTTGACCCTCCCCGCGGAAGAATATGTCAATAATTCCTAAAAAAAACAAAAAGGTTTTACAAAGTAAGAAAAAAGAGTATAATAAAAAGAAGGGTATCCCTTTAATTAAAAAGGAACCATTATTTATAAATAAATAACATGCCAAAAGATAACATCAAAGCAAAAGTGGAGGAAGAAGAGAAGAAAGAAGGTAAAGAAAAAGCATATAAACCATCTGATGAAAAGGTAGCGATGCAGAAGTTTCTTTCAAGAAGAATTGAAGAGATGAAAGAATATCGTAAGAACTTAAAGGTTGAGAATGATTGGAGAGAAGCTGATAAAGAATATACTCCTTCTGATATTCCTCTAACTACACGCAAACGATTAGAACAAGATCAAGACTCAGGTAAGCGTTCTCGCTTGGTTACTGTTTCAACCGAAGAAACTGAATGGAGGTCAAGTGTTTCTGACCCTACACTGTTAACTAAGATACAAACAGCAATTTCAATTATCATTGATAGAGACCCTAAGGCAATAATGAATGCATTAGTTAAGAAGTTTGAGAAAACAGGAGACTTGGCAAACGCTCTATGGAAAAGAAACTGGAAGATCTCTGATTCAAAACATGTTCTAAAACTATTTGCTTTTGATTTGGCAAAGTATGGTTGGGCAGTAGGAAGAAGTTATCCTCGTGTTATTAAATATGATAAGAAAGTATTAACAGAATATGATTCTGAAAACCCAGAGAACTCAAAGTATGAAGATAAAGAATTGGTATGGTATAACGATGTGGCTAAGCAGAGGTTAGATCCATATCGCACCTGGATAGACGAGATGGCACGCCCATACGATTCTTATTCAGGAAATGAGTGTTACTACGAAATAGACTTTACTTACGACTCAGCGAAGGTAGAGTTTGGTAATTATGCTGACTTTGACGCAATAGGAACATCAGCTAAACAAACTGATTTAGATGAGTTATCAGACGAACAGAAACAAATGCAAGAGAAAGAAAGGAAAGATATAATTACTCTTGGATTCTATGAGAATAGATTAAAAGATTTATATGCTATCTATGTTCCAGCAAAGAAAATAGTTCTCCATAACGGACCTCTTCCTAATGATGATGGTTTATTAAGCTTGTGGCACGCTCCTTGGATAATAGGAGACTCTAATAGTCCTTACGGTGTATCTCTTTGGAAAATAATTAAAGGAAAGAAAGAACTCTATGACAAGATGACAAATATGACTATGGATCAGCTCGTTCTTTCAATTCTTAAAATGTTCTTTTATACAGGAACTACAGACATATTTGGAGACGGAACAATTAAGATAGTTCCAGGTAAAGGAAAACAAATACAAAATGGTGATGTCAAATGGCTTGAAGTTCCTGGACCAGGGAAAGAAGCATGGGATGGATTACAATTTCTTAAAACAGGAATGGATGATGACTCTGGAATAACTCCAACTCTTGAAGGAGCAATAACAGGTAAGACACTTGGTGAAATACTACACGCTAAGGAGGCTTCTTTAAAGAGATTGAAAACACCAGTAGAAAACATATCATATGCCATAGAACAAGACGCTTATTTAACTCTTTCTTGGATGAAGCAGATTTACTCAACACCTGAGATACATAACTTCGCTAATACAACTCAACTAATGGCTTACGAGAAAGAAACAGGTATTGAACATAGCCAACTATTTGGTAAACCTAATGAAATGGGTGGAATTGACGAATACAAAGCATCTTTCTATCCTGAAATGGGTTTAAACTTAGAAGAGAGAGGTGGACAGTTATATGAGTCTAAAGAATCAAAGTATTTTCAAGTAGCAAAGGATATAAAATTAGGAGAGTTAGGGTGGAAAGGATTAATAGATGTAGTTCCAACTTCAATTCTTGCCCCATCAGAAGAATTAGAGAAACAAAGAAAATCAGAGATATTCAATTTGTTAGTTCCTCTATTAGGTCAAGACCCTGCCTTTGTCTTAAAACCATCAAAGCAATTACTTAAAGTTAATGATGAAGACCCAGAAGATTGGTTGCCTGACTCATGGCTTGAATTAGAGAAAGGAGCAAAGAAGGATCAGTTATTTGTCAATGATCCAAGATTAGAACAACAACAAGGAGTAATGCCTCCTGGTGGACAAACTATGCAAGGACAAACAGGGAATACACCACCTCAAGGTGGACAGACAGTTGTTCCAAAGAATCAAGTTCAACCATCTGGACAGAAACCAGGTATATTAGGTGCTATCAAGTCAGCGTTTAATCAAAAATAACAAATAAAATTATGTCAGTAATAAGTTCAACAGGGTGGCTCGCAAAGAAAGTGTGGAGATCAGGGAAGAATTTAATTAAAAAAGCTGTTAAGAAGATTCGTAAGAAAGTAGACATAAAGAAACCAGAAGAAAAGAAACTATCTCCGGCAGAAGAAAGAAATGTAGAAACATGGGAGAAGACAACAAAAAAATATAAGTCTAAAAATCCTAAATACAAAGTTCCAAAGAGAATGCAAAGCATACTTGAAAGATATAGAGCAAGTAAAAACAAATAAGATGAACCAAAGAAAAGCAAAAAGATTAAGAAAACAATGGTTGAAAATGCCAGAGAGTAAGGATATTAAGTATAATATTAAAGGTCGAGTAATAGAAGGTATTACCTTTAGACAACTTAAGAAACATGGACAATTTAACACGCAAACAATTAATTAAGATATTACATTCAAATGATTTTGAAGCACTAATTAAGTTATATGCTGAAACATTAGAGAAATGGAATGAACAGAATGTAATTGGTAAGGATACATTTGACACGCTCAAGTTGTTATTTATAAGAGATGGTAAAAAACAGGGATTAAAGGAGTTCTTTGACTTCCTTGAGAACCCTGAACAAACATGAAACCAATAGAAAGCCAAAGCACAATAAGACATGATGAAGCAATAAGGATAATGTTAGAACTCTTGTTAGTATTAACAATAGTATGCTTGTTACTTGAAAAATCATGAATAGTTTGACAGTAGATAAAATATATAATAAAATAGAAGTATATGATGGAGAATAATAACATTGCTACCTTAATAGACAAAAACAAGAAAAACGATATTGAGGTTGAAATCAATAAGAATGGTAAGTTTAAAGACTATGTAGAAATGAAAGTAAGAGATGAAGATGGCAAATGGATAAAATCTTATGTGTCAATTAAAGACTTATATGGATTAGTATTTATGGTAGTTGGAAAAGAAGAACAAGAAGAAATGATGCCCGTAAGGAAAACTGAAATCAGAGTCTATGAAAGACAACATCACATTAAATTAAAGAAAGATATGAGGAAGGGAGAAACTGTGGTTGCTAACTACAAGATTAGTGTGCCACTGGTTATAGAGGAAGGGCTTCAAGGTCTGGTTAAGAAAAGAAAGACACATTCAGGTATTTTGCTCCCTTCATAACAAAGGTATATAAAAAAGGTCGGTATTCTTGCTATCATTCGGCAAGTAAAATTAAAGAAGTAAAAAATATCAAAACTTATGGTAAAAACAAAAGAAGTTAAAAAGATACTAAAAGAGAAAGAGTATGCTTCAAAGGACAGTATGGATAGGTTGACAGAAGTAGTAATGGGTGTTGTTAAAAGCGTTGACAACTTAATTGATGGACTTGTCAAACCTGTTCCTGAAATTACTGGCACGGTAGAACCAGCAAAACCAACTCCAATGGCAGAAGCAGAAGTGGGTGGAGTTGAAAAGATGCCAATCCCTCCTGCTTGGAGAAAGATGGTTGATGAAATACTTGGTTTAGATTTCGGGATTGATATAGTATATCCTCAAACTGGTTCAGGTTTCTTATTCAAGATAATCGTTCCAGAAGAGAAATCAAATGCAAGTGATTCGTATAAAGAGTTCTACAAGGTTGACATTAGAACAAAAGCAGTTTCTTATACAGATGGAGTAGAAGGCATAAGAAAGTTCTGTGAAGCAGTCAAGGTTAATCTTAGCAAAAAATAATAAAGGTAAAATTAAACATTATGACACTTAAATTAAACATATCGGAGAGATTATACGCCCTTGTTCTATTAAATCAATTTAAGGGTAATCTCGAAACATTAGTAGATGCGTTAGAAGACACTAAGAAGTTTAGAATATCTGAAAATGAATGGGAGAAAGCTGACAAGAAGGTAAATACTGTTATGGACGACAAAGGAGAGCCAGCCACTTCTTGGACATGGAACGATGATAAAGGAGGAGAGAAGGAAATTGAAATAACCAAATTAGTAGAAGGTTACTTAGTAGAGAAAATAGAAGAGGCTAATACTAAAGGAGAGCTTACTTTTCAAGACAAAGCGGCAATAACGCTTTCTGGGAAGTTAAGCAAAAAAACTAAAAAAGAATAATTTAACAATTAATCGAAAAAAGGTATATTAATCGTGAGGGCTGAATTAGTCCCCGCAATGGTTTAAATACCTTTTCTATTGCGAGGATTACTCAGCTCTCAAGACTCGGAGAGCTGTTTTCTTGCTATCTTTGAGTAAGTAAAATAATCAAAGTAAAAACTATGGCTGAAAAATCAAATGAAGTAAATGATGTTGAGAAGGTTGAGATAGAATCTGATCCTGATGAAGGAGAGGAAATTATTATAAAACCTAAAGACATCGAGGAGAATGAAACTCCATCGGAGTCTTCATCCGAAGAAAAACAGAACGAAGCCCCAGAGGAAGAGGAAGGTAAGGAGGGAGAAGAAATTGTCACTCCTGAAGAACCTGAAAAGGAAGAACCTTCCAAACCCGAAGAAGACAAAGGCTTTGTAGAGCCACTTAAAGAGGAACCCGGAGATGAAATAAAGCGTCTTCCCAACGAAACCCCCCGTGAGTATGCTCTTCGCTTAGAAGTTACTCGTCTTAAGAGAGGTAATCGTGAAAAACGAGCCAAAGATTTATTAGGGGATACTCCAGTTGGAGTGTCTGATACTAAACCTAATGAACTCAATGAGGATGAGAAAGCAATACTTGAAGGGTATGATCAAGCTGAATTAGGAACACTTGAGAAACTCTTGAATGTTTTATCTAAGAAGCATGGATGGGTTAAGAAAGGAGAACTTGAGTCTGCAACTAAAAGTCAAGCTTCTAATGATGTTCTGGATACCTTTTTACAGGATCATCCTGAATATTTGCCGGAGAATGACAAAGATAATTTATTGTGGAATAGATTTGTCTTAGAGTTCCAAGACTACAAAAAACCTGCGAATCCAAGAGATTTAAAAAGAGTCTTCTATAAGATTCATAAGGATATTTTTGGAGTCAAACCTGAGGGTGAGCTCAAAAAAATCAACGCCCAGAAAGAGAAATTGAAGGTCGTATCTCATTCGGGCAACTCGGCCCAGAGAGGTCAGTCTTCTCCCAAAGGAACTCGTTTAACACCAGAACAGAAAAGTCATCTTAAAGGATTTTCTGATAATGACTTTAAAGAACTGGATTTATAAGAGATTCCGCTGAGTAAAAATAACATAATATAGTAAAATCATGGTCGGATTTAAAGTGTTATCTTCAATGAAGGATGCTTCCTTCAGAAAATTGACGATTTCATCTCTCGCCTGTGCCATTGGAGACTTAATAGAGCAAGAAGCTGGTATAGCAAACTGGACTGCAGCTGACGCTACATCTAATCACTGGACACGCAAAGCAATTGTTATGGAAGTTACAACGACTTCCCCAACACAAGTTTTAGCGTATGAATTAGATGGAACAGAAGATGTAGAAGGAGCTTGTGCAAATACAGCATCTGCCTCTGACAATGGAGACAGGATGATTCTTACTGATTGGAATACTATCAATAACTCTCACACCGATGTAACGGGTGGAGCTCCTGCATTTATACAGGATAGAGTTGGTTCAACAACCACCTCAATTATTGGTAAAGTTTTAGTTGGTAGTGGAGTCGACCCTGACGCTACTGGATAAAATATGCCAGCTCCATTAAATATAGCTCAAGCTGCGGACTTGGTGGATTTATCTATTCAGAAAGTCTTCTCAAAAACATCTGAACCTGAAGTAACATATCCAAAATACTTCAATGTCAGATCTACAGAAGATTACTATGAAAAAGATAGTAGTTTATCAGGTTTAGGCGAGGCTGATTTTGTCGATGAGAATGCTGCTATTGTTAGTGATATTCCTATACAGGGATATGACAAAACATACACGCAGAACATGGTAGGAATTATTGTTCCATTCACATTCAAAATGTGGAAATTCGGAATTAAGAAAAGAGATCTTAACAATGTCGCTAAAGAGTTAAAAGCTTCTGTCTCAAGAAAGAAGGAAAAACTTTGTGCGGAAAGATTGACTAATGGGTTTGAAACAACCAATTATTCTCACTTGGGAATAAATGGAACAACTTCAATCTCAATAGCCGGTGGAGACTCTCTTGGCTTAATTGACGATGACCACACAAGAGAAGATGCGGGAACTAATATGAACAACTATGTCTATGATGGGACTACTTATAATCTTTCGTTTGATTACGCAGGATTAAAAGCAGCCCACAGAACTGCTTCGTTATTTGTTGACCCAAGGGGAAACCCTCGAGCTGCTAACCTTGATACATTAGTTTGTAAAAAAGGTAGTGCGGTTCATTTCAAAGCGAATGAAATTTTGGGAGCAATCAAGTCTGGAAAGATTCCAGAATCAATGGATAATGACGGAACTGCTGTCCCAGCATTCAAGATTTTGCCTCTCGAATATCTAACAACTGCCGCTTATTGGTGGATGATGGATAGCTCAAGAGCATTATCAGATAGTGAAGGACTTCAATTCGTAGAATCTCAAGCAACAAGTCTTGACCCAGCAAATGTGGTTTATAAAACCAAAGAGATACAAACGAGTGTCACAGCAATGTTTGATTTAGGACACAACGATGTAGCTCGATGTTGGGTTGGATCGAAAGCTGACGATAGTGATCCTGACGACTAATCTTGCGGATTAGGAAACAGGAAATTAATATAGAAAGGTCGATAAAACCTTAACGATGAGAATAGTGGGCTAATAGTGGGTGAGATAATATCAATATTCTATCCAACCCATGTATTCTCTAAAAAAATGACAATAAATAATAAAAGTTATAGTTCTCCTAAAAATATAAATTTAAGGGAGGGCATTTTGAGGTTTAACGGAACACAAGCAAGTAATCCTCTTGGAGATCTCTCGTATGGACTATATATTGATAGTTCTGGCAATTTGATATATCGAACACTAACGACATCCGTAACATTGGGTGCCGCTGGAGGAGGAGGTTCAGCATCGTCTTGGGACGCTATCTATGATGGCGACACAACATTGACGATGGTAGGAGCTCCTCTTACATTTGATAGAACAACTGGAAATAATGATGTCTTGACTATCACCAATACTGGTGCTGGTTCAGGAGATTTGATTCAGATTACCAATGTTGGAACAGGAAATGATATTGAGGGAACAAGCGATACCTGGCATTTTTCTAAAGCAGGTGACGCTACTCTTAATATGTTAGTAATGGCGGGAGATGCTGGTTCGGACTCTTTGACCGTAACAGCAGGAGATGTAGTCTTTTCTGATGGTTCTGTAACAATTACAGATGCTGATAATGCTCACACATTGAGTATTACGAATAATTCATGTTTAGCAGATTCATTTGCGGAATTTGCTGATTCTGGAGCATTTACAGGAACAACTACTACTTCTTTCTTCACGATTACTCCTTCGGGATTACAATCAGGAACAGCAGTTTATATTCCATTAGCAGCTATTACCACAGGAATGGGGTTAGAAGTTGCTGGAGGGACAACTCAAACATCTGGTTCGTTGGTATCAATTAGTTCTGCGGCAACAGGAGTAACTTGTACTACTGGTTCAATGTTAGAAATAGCATCATCAGCAGCCACAGGAACAAGTGCTGTCTTAGTAGGAATTAGTTCAGCTGCAAACGATGAAACAACGATAATGAAGATACTTGCTTCTGATGTATTGGCTGCTGGTAAAGCAGTTGATATTTCACTTGTAGCAATGACAACTGGTTCTGGTATTGTAATGGATGACTTAGACGCACTAACGACTGGTATAGGTGTAGACATTGGATCATCATCAACGGCTATTACTGGAGCAGGTAGATTGTTATATGTTGCCCATTCTGGAGCGGAAACTTCAAGTGGAACTTTGGTAGAATTTATTACTGCAGCAACAGACGAAACAGTTATTCTTAAATTGACTTCAGCAGAAATGATTGATGGTATAAACTTATCAATCGTTGGAACTACTGGAATGACTACTGGTTCTTTAATAAGAGCCACAACCTCAACAGCAGGTGCAGTTGCAACCAATGGAATTGTATCCATTAAATCAACTGGAGCATACACTTCAACTTCAAACGCAGGTTTGTTAGATGTAGGTTCATCTCAAACTGTTGCTGGAACATTAGTTCACTTAACCTTAAGTGATACTGCCCAGACAAGTGCTCAAGCATTGAATATTACCCAATCAACAGTAACTACGGGATATACTGGTAATTTAGTTCAAATTACTGGTTCTTCAACTACTGGTGCTGGGAATACTGCTTCTATCATTGGAGTAAATACTATTGCTGGTAATAACCTAAATATTACCAATAACGCTCTTACTCTTGGTGCTGGAACATGTATCAATGTTAACCATACTACATCAGTCCTTGGTGCTGGAACTTCTCTTGTTAGAATTTCTTCTTCATCAGTCGATACAGGTACTACTACTGGTGTTTTGTTAGACTTGGCTTCAACAGGTGGAACAACATCTACTCAGATATTAGGAACATTTAGTGCTCTTACTACTGGGACGGGGTTAAGTATAGTTGCTGACGCTCTTACTTCTGGAGGCATTGCTTCGTTTACTTCGGATAGTGCCGACACAACTACTCGTTCTTTAGTAGCTATTACTAATGACAATACAGCTGCAGTTGGAGCGGTTGGGCTAACGATTAAAAACGATAGTACAGCTGGTGCGGCAATGGCTATAACAGGAACTGGAATATTGGGTATTGACTTCTCTGCTCTTGGAGTAGCGGATTCTCTATTCAAAGCAACTCTAACTACTGACGCAACAATGAAAGCACCACAATCGGTGGCTTGCGATGGAATGGTTAAAATCATGGTTGGAGCAGTTGCTCATTATATCCCTGTTTACACAGTTGCATAATAATAGATTGGCATTCTTTTGAGGGGTTTTCTTGAGAAGTAAAATCCCTACAAAGGTCTAAAATAAAATAAAATAATAAAATGATTACTGAAAAATCTTTAAAAGCTGATATTAATATTGCTACAGCAGCAAGTCATACAATTATAGTTGCTCCTTCTGGAACTTCTGAATATATTGTGATTGATCATATCAATCTTAATGCAGCAGGAACACAAACAGTTCAATTAAAAGATGGTTCAACATCTTATGGAGGAGTATATGCGTTATCGACAGATCAAAGCAATCTTGTATTAGATAATTCATACCAAAATGAAGACGGAGTTATAACTTTATCATCAGGTTCGGCTCTTGTAATAACTCTTACACAAGCAGTTCAAGTAAGTGGGTTCGTGAGATATAGAATAAAGAATAGATAATTATGAAAATATTAATTACTGGAGGTTTGGGATACATTGGTTCAAAGCTCGCTTTTGCTTTGAAAGGACACGAAGTAGAAGTATTTGATAAACCAAATGATATTAGAAACTATGATGAGTTAGAAAAAGCTATTGAAGGAAAGGATATAGTTTATCACTTGGCTGCTTTGGCAGTCTTGTCTTATACAGATGCCCACCCTCAAGAAACATACGAAGTAAACATAGTTGGCACGAATAACATTGCCAAGATATGTGCTGAAAAGAAAGTTCTTTTGAACTTTGTTTCAACCTCTTGTATTTATGGAGACCCCTTGGAATATCCTTCAAGAGAGGATAGTTTAATAAATCCAACTGATACCTATGCTATGTCAAAGGCATCAGGCGAGTATTTAGTAAAGATGTGGGGATTAGCACTTGGATTAAAATATAACATTCTAAGATTTGGAACTGTATATGGACAGAGTTTTAAGAGAGAGATGAGAAGTGATATGTGTATTCAGAAGTTCCTTGATGCTGCTATAAATAGAGAACCTATTAATATTACTGGAGACGGAGAACAGTCCAGAAACTTTATCCACATTGACGACTTAGTGAGAGCGTTAGTTCTAATGATTAAAAATAATGTTGTTGGACAAACAATCAATCTAACAGGAGAAGAATCAATCTCTATAAATGATATAGCAAATTATGCTTTAGAATTAGGCGCTGGAAAGGTTACTTATGTCGCTGAAAGAAAAGATGACTTTTATGACCAAGATGTTTCTATATCAAAGGCAATGTGGTTACTCGGTTGGGAACCAAAAATTAAATTTAAAGATGGAATAAAATTAATGTATGATTTCTATTGTGATACCAGCGAGAACTGAGAAGTTCTTGAATAGGACAATTGAAGATGTATTAGAAAAAGCAACTGGGGAAATAGAAATATTCCCAGTGCTTGATGGTTATGGTGATACTCCCTATGAGAAGATAATTGATAAGAGGGTTCACTATATCAGTCTACCTTTGCCTCTTAATAACGAAAGGAGAAAAAGACAAGCCATAAATGCAGGAGTATCTATATCTCACGGTAAATATGTAATGTGGATGGATGCCCATTGTGTAGTAGCCAAAGGATTTGATGAAGCATTGGCCAAAGATTGTGAAGATAACTGGGTAGTTGTGCCAAGAAGATATAAAATGAATTTTAAAAAATGGGACAGAGTTATAGAAGATGATAGACCACCAATAGATTATGTATATCCTATGTGGCAATACCTGAAGAAAAAGAAAAGAATAGCAGGATACAAGTGGGATATAAAATCAGAAGAAAGGAAAGACATAATGATAGACGATATTATGATTACTCAGGGTTCATTCATTTTTATGACCAGAAAGTGGTTTGACAAAATGGGATTTATGAAAACAGAAGGATATACGGGCTGGGGACAAGAAGGAGAAGAAGTGTGTATGACAACTGTAATGAATGGTGGTAGAGCAGTAGTTAATAAGAATACTTGGTATGCCCATCTTCATAAAGGACAGATGCACGGAAGAATGTATAGATGGAGTAGCGTTGAGCCTTGCTACAATTATTCATACAATTATTGGGTAAACGAGCATAAGGACTTTTTTGTGAAATTAATTAAAGATAACCTTCCAATCCCAAATTTTCATCACGATTGGGAGAAAAAACTATATGAGTTATGACGACACATTTAAATATATTAAAGAGAAGTTTCAGTTAGATGATAAATCACAGATAAGAATTCCCATAGATAAATATAGAGGATTACCAAACTTGTTTGCCGAACTTGGATTTAAAATAGGAGCAGAGATAGGAGTTAACAAGGGCAGATATTCTAAATGGTTAATGTATAAAATGAGAAGGAATAAACCAAAATTATTCCTTGTGGATAATTACCCAATTTACGAAGACTTTGGATATTATGCAGACCCAGTAAGACAGAAGGCTTGTTTTGAAGAAGCAAAGACAAGATTGGCAGATTTTAATTGTGAATGGATTAATAAGTCAAGTATGGAAGCATCTAAAGACTTTTTAGATAACTCGTTAGACTTTGTATTTATAGATGCCAACCACCACTACGAGTTTGTAGTAAATGATATAGCCGAATGGTCAAAGAAAGTTAAACCAGGTGGAATAGTATCAGGACACGATTATTCAAAACATATGTTTGAAGTCAAAGCAGCCGTAGATGGTTGGGTTAAATCAAGAAAGATTGAGCAACTATTTTTAACGGAGAAAAATAACTGTTGGTTTT